ATATAAATACAAGGTATAGTTGTTGTGGCTGTTCCTTTATTCTGATTCATCATATCTTAGTAAAGGAATTTATATGCAAAACGACAATGACGTTCACTCGCAATTGCTTAGATACGGAATAGATATTGGATTCTTGATTTCTGGATTTTGTGGGGCAGTTCTGCTGACCATAAAAAAAAGAAAACAAAAAATAAGAAAATCCATAGCTTGCATAGTTGCGGGAACACTTTGTGCAAATTTTCTAACGCCATTGGTCCTAAACTTTGCACCAAAATCCATACAGGAAAACGGAAAATATGCGGTGGCATTCATGATGGGTTACATGGGCCTAAAGGGTCTTGAAATTATTGTAGATATAATCGAAGCATACATCGATTCCAAGACAAATAAGACTTGATTTTACAGGATGTTCTGATATAATCATGGAATGCGTTTTGGTTTATTTTTTATAAATTCGGCTGGTGATGAGGACTGGTTGCGTGAATCCAATAGGGAAATATCGATATGGGATTCCGCCACTGAAGCAGACAAATGGCGTAGAGATCATACGGTATTTCCAAATAAATATGAAGTAAGGCGAGTGACACCAAAGATTCTGAAGGAAGATGAAGAATCATTTAAGTGATATTATGCAAGATTATTCAAAACTAAGTGATATTGAGCTGATCTCTCTCCGTGAAAAGTATGAATTTGATATTGCAAAGTTCAATAATTTTCAATTGGTGAGAAAGATTCAGCTCAATTCAGCTTACGGCGCAGTGGGAAACGAATTTTTTAGATATTACAGCACCGAGTTGGCTGAAGCCGTTACATTGACCGGTCAACTCATCATTCAGTATATCGCTGTTCAATTGAATGAATTTATCAATGATGTGCTTGGTACAAAGAACTGCGATTACATCGTATATTCTGATACAGATTCGGTCTACATCAACATGGAAAAGATCGTTGATAAGTTCTGTAAAAATAGAACTGATGTTGAAAAAGTAGACTACATTGACAGCATCTGCAAGAAAATCATGGATCCATTCATTGAAAAGCAGTTCAAGAAACTGGCTTCTCGAATGAACGCATATGAGAACAAGATCACGATGGAGCGAGAGGTAATTGCCGACAAGGGAATCTGGGTCGCAAAAAAGAGATATATGTTGAATGTGTGGGATTCTGAGGGAATCAGATATTCCAATCCAAAGCAGAAGATCATGGGAATCGAAACCACCAGATCATCAACCCCCGAACTGGTAAGGAAGAAACTCAAGGAAGCAATTCACATCATCTTGAATAAGGATGAATCTGATCTTGTTGACTTCGTGAATGAATTCAAGAAGGAATTCTTCGCAATGACCCCGGAGCAAATCGCGTTTCCGCGAAGCGTGAACGGGCTTGATAAGTACAAGGACAAAGATCAGATTTACAAGAAGGGAACCCCTATTGCAGTAAAGGGTGCCTTGCTGTATAATCACTATATCACTAAGAAGAATCTTGGGAAGAAATACAACAAGATCTTCGAGGGAGAGAAGATAAAGTTCATTTATCTGAAGAAGCCGAATCCTCTAGCTGGATACAAGGGAGATGATTGCGTGATAGCCTTCCCTAACAAGATCCCAAAGGAATTCGGCATCGAACCATTCGTAGACTATTCTCTTCAATTCGAGAAGACATTCATCGATCCACTGACTACCATACTGGACACAATTGGATGGAGCCACGAAGAGAAGAGCACACTGGAATCACTTTTTATTTGAGGTAATTATGTCAAACTTTCTAAAGAATATTATCAAACAATCTGGAAACAAGTTCGCATCTATCGTAGAGGAAGGTCTTGATGGAAGCGATGTCACAGGCTTTACTGATACAGGCAGCATGATGTTCAATGCTCTGTTGTCTGGATCACTCTATGGTGGAATGGCAAATAACAAGATCATTGCTCTTGCAGGGGAGGCTGCTACCGGAAAGACCTATTTTACTATTGGTGTTCTATCAAGATTTCTTGCTGACAACCCAGAGGGTGTCGTGCTTTATTTCGACACCGAACAGGCTGTGACTTCGGATATGTTCAAGTCTCGCGGGGTTGATCCTAGCAGGGTAGCAGTTTTTCCTGTGGCCACCATTGAAGAGTTCAGGCATCAGGCAATCACAATCGTTGATTCATACCTTGCAGAGGATGAGGGTAAGAGAAAGCCAATGATGATTGTTCTCGATTCGCTTGGGATGCTTTCGACATCCAAGGAGATCAGCGATACCGCCGAGGGAAAAGAAACACGGGACATGACCCGCGCACAGGTGATCAAGGCCACTTTCCGGGTGTTGACCTTAAAGCTTGGAAAGGCCCGTATCCCGATGATCATGACAAACCACACATATTCTGTCGTGGGTTCATATGTTCCCACAACTGAGATGGGCGGTGGAACTGGATTGAAGTACGCGGCATCAACCATTGTATATCTTTCAAAGAAGAAGGACAAGGATGGAGAGGGCGATGTTGTTGGAAACATCATCAACTGCAAACTGTATAAGTCCAGGTTCACAAAGGAGAACAAGTCTGTGGGTGTTAAGTTGAATTATGATACTGGACTTGATCGTTATTATGGTCTTGTGGATCTTGCGCTGGAATCCGGTGTATTCACCAAGACCACGACGAGGATCACCCTGCCTGATGGATCATCTGCTTTTGAAAAGAACATCTACGAGAATCCAGAGAAGTATTTCACAAAGGAAGTCCTAGAGAAGTTGGAAAAGGCCGCTAACAAGGAATTCAAGTACGGTTCAAATGAACATTGAAAAAGTCATTTTTCAGAATCTTGTGAAGAATGAATCCTTCACACGAAAGGTTATTCCTTTCCTAAAGAAGGAATACTTTCATGACAGGATTGATGGAATCGTGTTTTCACTTATCCAGGAATTCATTCTTGAGTACAATTCACTTCCTACCAAGGAAGCCATCGTCATTTCACTTGACAAGAAAAAGACAGTACAGCAGGATGAGCATCAAAAGGTGCTGTCGCTGATCGAATCAGTCTTCGATAAGTATGATGAATGCTCCCTCGACTGGCTTGTTGATGAGACTGAGGTTTTCTGCAAGGAAAAGGCTGTATATAATGCTATCATGAATTCCATCAATATCATAGATGGAAAGGAACAAACTCCAACGACAGCGATTCCAGACATACTTTCAAAGGCACTTGCCGTTTCGTTCGATACACATATCGGCCACGATTATGTCGAGGACTACGAGAAGCGTTATGAATTTTACCATAAGGTGGAGCAGAAGATTCCATTTGATCTAGAGGTTTTCAACGAAATCACATCTGGTGGTATCGTGCCAAAGACTCTATCGATTGTCATGGCTGGAACTGGAGTTGGAAAGTCACTGTTTCTATGCCACTATGCCGCAAGCTGCCTAAAGCAACACAAGAATGTTCTCTACATAACTTGCGAAATGTCCGAGGAGAAGATTGCTGAGAGAATCGATGCAAACATCCTGGATATTCAGATAAAAGACATCAGGGATCTGCCATTGTCGGTATATGAGAAGAAAATTCACAATGCCTGTGGTGGGTTCAAGGGAAAACTAATCATCAAGGAGTATCCGACCTCCACTGCAAATGCAAACCATTTTAGGTTTTTGCTTGATGAATTGAAACTAAAGAAGAAGTTTGTGCCGGATATCATATTCATTGACTATCTGAATATCTGTGCTTCTTCAAGAATTAAGGGAGGTAAAGTTAATTCATATGAGTATATCAAGGCTATTGCTGAGGAGATTCGAGGAATTGCAGTGGAGTACAACGTACCTGTATTCACTGCTACCCAGACAAATCGCGAGGGATTTGCGAATACTGATCCTGATCTCACTAACACTTCAGAATCATTCGGTCTTCCAATGACCGCTGATTTCATGTTTGCGCTGATTAGCACGGATGAGCTGGAGGAAATGAACAACATCATGGTAAAGCAGCTGAAGAACAGGTATAATGAACGTCTTGGGAACAAGAAGTTCCTTGT